CCCCTGCGGCGTCGCGAGCGCGAGCATACCGTCGGCGAGATCCGCCACCGTCATGGCCATAGCACCCATCGTGGGGGAGACAACTCCGAGTCCTTGACCGAGCTTGCCCGCCTGTTGCCCTGCCTTATCCAGCGAATCTGACAGGTCCAGGTCCAGCTTTCGGCTTGCGCGCCCGGCCTGATCTCCGAGTTCCGCAAGCCCCGCCCCGGCCTCCTCCAGCCCCCGGATCTTCAGTACATGTTGGATCAGGGCCATCGTCAGATCTCCACTACTGCCATCGGTTGCGCCTTCTTCGCTGCTCTATACCTGTCCTCCTCCAGAGCGTCAAAGCAGATCGCGTCAAGCCGGAGATCCCAGAGGCTGCCCTTCAGGAGATCCGACGGTCGGCACCGCCACGCCCGCGCCATCTTTGCCAGCCACAAGGGCAGCTCGGACGCTGCGAAAGTAGATCGCGGCCTTCTGGCCTGCCTCCCCGCCCATACAGCGCCAGAGGGCCACGTCCGCAAGCCAGGCGAAGTCGGCATGTCCGAACATCGATGCGAGATCCGCCAGCGCGAGCCGGGGAAGGTCGGTGCCCTCCTCCACCACCTGCACCTCTTCCAGCTCATCCCCCGGCGCGGCGATGGCCTGGACCGCCATCAGGAGCGCGCGGCGTTGCAGCCGGGCAGAGCGGGCGCGGTTCTCCGGATCTTCCGCCGCCAACTTGAACTGCCCCCGGATCTCCTCTGCCATATCCGGTGCGATGGTGCCCGCCTCAATGGCCCGGATCCCCGCCGCAGCCGAGCGGGCCACGGTGACATAGGCGCGCAGGTCGTCCGCCGTCTCTCCCGCTGCGAAGTCCGTAGGCACCAGCGACCGCAGCCGCACGCGCCACCCGCCGGGGGTGGTGACAACCGCCGCATCTTCGGCTGCCTTGAGCCGGTCGCGCAGACTCACGACGCCACCGCAGAGGAGTCGGCGTTGACCAGTACGACGGAAAGCCCGTGGTCTGTGTCATCCCCGAGCGAGCGGAAGGTAAGCGACTGCTCGATAATCCCCATACCGGAGATAGGGTCGCTGTAGTCCGTGATTTGCGCGTTATGCAGTGTGAAGGCCAGAGAGCGCGGGCTATCCGTGAACGTAAGCACGGCATCCGAAGCTGTACCGGCGATATGCGCGGCGTTGAGCGTGTTGCTGGTCCCGGCGACCACCACCTGAAGCGTGATTTCCTGGAAGTCGCTGAATACCGGCTCGGAGGAGGTGAGCGCCCCAAGCTCTTCCTGTGGTACAACCTTATTGTCAATCGTCAGCGTGAAGGACTTGAGCTTGTAGTCCACGCTGTTGAAGGAAAGCTGGCCGCAGTGAAAATGCTTGACCGGGAAGCGGCTTGTGAGAGCCGTCATCGAAGGCGGAGTATCCCCGGTGCGGCTTGCGCTGGTCATGCCAACGAAATCCGCCATCACCTTCATGGGCTCGCCGAAGTTCTGCGAAATGACCAGCCGGTTGATTTTGCACCCGGCGTGTACCTCGTCCGCCCCGGTGTTGCCGCGCTCCACGGCCACCGTGAGCCCGTTGGGGAGCGCCGCAGAGAGCGCGTAGGTATGCGTGTAGGGTCCGCTGCCCGTGGTAGTCAGCCCGCCAATCGCGTGCTTGAGCAACATGCCGAGCCCGCCGCCCGCGTAGTAGGCGTCCAACTCCACCGATCCGGTGGTGGTCTTGCGCACGTCGATCATACTGGTCGGGTTGCGCGTTGTGCCGCTCCCGAGCAGGTGTTTCAGTGTGTCGGATTCTCGTTTCTGCGCAAAGTCCACCGAGAGCACGGGCACGGTGATAGTGCGGGATACCGGAGTTCCCGCCGTGCTTTCCTCGCCGAAAGAAACCTTTGTGCCAAGGCCATAGTTAGGCATCTGTTACTCCGCTACGTTTTTGACCACCACCTCCACCCGCTTTTCGGCCGCCTGGCCTGCTGCCTGGGTGGGGTAGGTCGTCGTAAGTGTTGCAACCAGGGTATAGTCAACAGCGGTCGTCCCTGCCTTGACCAGAACGCGGAAATACCGACCGCCAACGAAGCGTACCAGGGTAGCGTCTATCATTGCCGCCTGTGCGGAGGCGCCGCTGTAGATCGCGTAAGTGACCAGCCGGGCTTCTTCCCATTCCGGGTGCTTGTTGCCCGCGCTACCGACCGGCGCCGATGCCGTGTGCAGGAAGGAGCCGAGGTCGAACCACAACCATTTCTGCTCGCCGGATCCCTTGGTAAACTGCTCCTCTGGATTCGTTGCCCCCGGTCGCTCCGGCCGCCACGGGATGATCCGGCCCTTGGGGGAGCCGAGGTCAATGTAGCCGTTGCGCGGGGAGCTGGTGGCAGGCGAGCCGGCTGCCGAGCTTGCCCCGGACATGCCGTAGTACAGAAAGAGCTGCTCCACCCCGATCCCGGCTGTGTATGCGCCGATGCGGATGGTGCCGGTGCGGTTGGTCTTGGAAAACCCGGACAGGTCGTAGGTAAGCACCGTCACGCCATCGGCGTCGGTCACCCGCAGTTCGTTGCCGGAGGTGTCGATCTCGCTCCAGAAGTCGTCAAGCTGGGCCGGGATGGACACCGAATAGTTGGCGCTTGCCCCGTTGCCGTCCAGGGAGATCGAGACGCGCCGGGTGGGGGTGTAGCCCCCGCTGCTGTACCACATCAGATTCCCCCGTCCACGTTGTCAAGGTAGTAACTTGCTTCCACGGTGCCGACCACATAGAACAGCCCGGAAAGCCCGGCATCTTCCACCGCCGCAAAGTTGACATCCGGCTGGTTGGTGACGATGGCCCGCACCTCGGCAGAGGCATGAATTGCCTGGATCGCCTGATCCATCGCCTCCAGAGCCGAATCCTCCCGCTCTACGAGGCTATCACCTGTGGGCTGCGGGACAATGTAGAGGTCGATCAGGATCCGCTGCTCGTGGCTGGTCAGCTCCGGCCCGTTGGTGGAGGCCAGCGTACCGAGCCTTACGCGCCCGTAGGGGGCCGGTAGGTCGGTGGCAGGTAGTCCGCGCTCTGCGTTGCCGCCCGTGGCAGGACAGGCCCGTAGAGCCGCCGCGACGGCATCCAGGAGCCTTGACGCTGTGGTGCTCATGTCGGCACGTTCAGGGCAAGGGTGGCCGTCAGGGTGTCCGCCAGCCGGGGCACCAGCGCGGCCGATGCCTCCTCCAGGGCGGGAAGCAGGTAGGGCCTTTGCGGGATGTCTACACGCTTGCGCAGCACATACCAGGGTGTGCCGTCGGGCTTGACGAGCAGCAGGTTTCCGCGCTTGCTCTGCGCAACATGGAGATCCGGCACATCCCGAGGCGTCTTATACCGGCTCACCCCCGCCGGGGTACGGGCGATGGGGAGCGGGATAGCCAGAAACTTACGCTTGACCGGCCGGATCGTCCCGCCCAGCTCGTGGATCCTCGCATAGACCACCTCGCTCGACCCGCCCTCCCTGCCGCCGCCCGCTGACAGCTTCAGATCCAGGCCGCCTTCCTTCCCCGGCTCCACCAGCGAGCGGATCGACGCCCGCAGCCGTCCAGATCGCACGCGAAGGACGGTGGTGGCGCTGCGCTTGGCGCCCGCCTCCGCCCTCAGTGCCGCCGTCGCAAGGTCTTTGCGCAGCGCCACCGCCAGCGCGTGGGCCGATGCCGATAGCTGATCCGCAAACTGTGCCGGGGTCATAGTCCGAGCCCGAATGTGATGGGGAGTCGGTGGGCATCCAGGATTACCCTCGCTTCTTCCGGGATAATGTTACCGTCCCGGAGTGTGATATTCTCGCCGCCGCGCGTCAGGTTCGAACGGCCCTGCGTGGTGGGGCTGTCGAGCAGCGAGCGGACCACGATCCGGGCCGCAGCTTTCAGCCAGGCTGGAGGCTGGGAATAGCCTGCTACAACCGTGGCTTTGATATTTGCCCGCCCCGTGTTCCACTCGCCGTGCGTTGATGTGGTGGAGAGCTTGACCGTCGCGGTATTCTCGTCGTCGATGCTGTAATCCGCCGAAGAAACCAGCGTGGTAGCCGGGAAATCGCGGTCCGGGTCGTCATAGATGCTGGTGATGCTGACCAGCGGTTGCACCGGCAGCCGGAGCCACCGGCCGCACGCTGTGCCGGGGATGGGGACATCGCCCGGCACCCCGTCGCAGCGCACGGTGTAGGTTGCCTCTTCCGCCGTCACCAGCCCGTCGGAGGAGGCGGGATACCCGAGGTAGGAGGCGACCAGTTGCCCGGCCGCCTCTATCGCCCGCGTCAGGCGCGCGTCGTCGCCACCGGTCGCCCCGGATAGCTGGTCGCGTGCTTCGGCGAGCGTCAGGAGCATCAGACGCCTTCACGGATCTTGAAGACGCGCGCCTGCACCTCGTAGTTGTAGGCAGGGCCGGTCCCGGATTTGGTGACCGCAAAGGTCAGCTTGCCGCCGCTCGGGATTTCCAGGGCCTTGCCCACGCCGTCAGAGCCCATCGTCATCGCCACCGAGGTACCGGCGGTCATGGCGGCGCCGCCGGAGCTGTTGGTGGTGTGCGTGGCCAGCGTGGTGCTGCCGTCGTTGGCGGTCAGCGTGCCGGTGATGTAGTTGCTCGCGTGGGTAGAGACGGAGGTGTTCGGGCACAGCAGGACCGCTTCCACAGCGACCTTGTAGCCGTAGGGGTTGAAAAGGTACTTGGTATCGGTCGAATCCGTACCGGATACCAGACATTTGATATATTCTTTGGTTTCGCCTGCGGACATAAAACGCTCCAGGGTGGGGGCTTGCGCCCCCGGAAAGGGTCAGATCAGAGCCACTTGTAGCCGAAGGCCACATTCTTCGCCGAATCCGAAGCGGTAGAGGCGAAGGTCACGCGGCGGGTTCCCACAAGCTCGTAGGTCTGGCTGCCGATTTCCTTCTCCATCTCCACCATAGAGCCCCGGCGCTCAAAGACGGCGAAGTCCTCGGGACACACCGCGAGCACGCCGGAGTAAGAGCCGGTGTTGGTGAACAGGCCGGTGGTGGCAAGATCCGCGCTCACGAAGCGGGAAAGGATGATGTCCATGCCGGAGACGCGGGCCACGTTGCCGGTGAGCAGGGACGCGAGGGCGCCCACCTTGTCCACGGTCAGGAGGTTGGAATCCGTCAGGATCTTCTTGAAGAATACTTCAGGGGAGGTGATGATCTTGGTGCCGACATTGCCGCGCTCACCGAGGCGGCCCACCAGCTCCTCCAGGATCTTCGCGATGGTCTGCCCGCCGCTCTGGTCCACGGTGTTGGTCTTGTCCACCGCCAGCCGCCGCAGCCCCTTGAAGCCGCGCCGGTGGTCAGCGGAGCCGCCCAGACCCGATGCGCCCCAACGGCTGCGGATATTCCACAGCGCGATAGCGTCCTGGTGCGTGGCGGTGCTATCGCCATTGATCAGCCCGTCCTCGAAGCCATCGGCAAGCGCCCGCGCAAGGCGGCGTTGCATTTCGGGAATCACCGGGATGATGCTGTCCTCGGTCGCGCCCACGTCCAGGAGCATACGCACCGCCAGCATGATCGCGGCGACGGTGGCGTTTGCCGTGGTGGGGGTGCTCGCCGGGATAGCGGTCGGAATGTCGGTGGTCTGCGAGCCTCCGAGGTAGGGCCGGGTCACATCGGAGATCCGGGGCATGATCCAGGTGCCGTCAAGCTGGATGCGCTGGAAAATGGCCTCCACCGAAGATGGCAGGTAGAAGTCCTCATAGAGCTGGGTTGCCCAGTTGTCAGGAATCCACTCGGCACCGGCGCCGCTGCTGTCGCTGAAAGCCTTCTCCACACCGGCACGGATCGAGTCCGGGGCGCGGGCGGCCAGCGAAAGGATCTTGCTGTCCAGCTTGGGGGTGCGGGCCGCCACGGTGCCGCGCCGCTCGCCGACCAGGAACATCCGGGCCAAAGACCGCTGCTGAATGGCCTTGCGGAAGTCCTTCGACCACTCATCCGAGGGGGCGGAGTCCAGCAGGCCGGGAATCTCGACCTCCACCTGACGCCCGGCAAAGGTGCGCTTTTCCACTACGGTGGTCATCGCCACGGAGCCGTCGGAGCGCAGGTGCTTGCGCAGGTCGTCGCCGGTCACCCGGTCGGCCTGCCGCACCTGACGTGCGGCGAAGTTGGTTTCCTGCTCACGCTGGAGGAGGTCCACCATCTTCGCGGTGTTCTCGGGGGTGAGCCCGGCTTTCTGGACCTGCTCGAACTTGTGCAGCAGGTCGGTAGCGGTTTCGATATTGTATTCGTTCATTTGTTCCTCGGGAGAGAGTCGAGCCAGTTTTTGGGCTGCTCGGTTTTGGCGGTGGCGGCAGGCTCGGCTAACTCCCGTGCCACTTTGTCACGGGATAGCACGCACCGTGCCACATTGTCAACGATAGCGGGGAGCACTTTTTTCAGCGCATCCTCCAGAGCGGCGGAGAGGTCACCGGCAGCCGGGGCGGCGGAGAGCTTCAGGGCTTCCGCGTTGGCCGGGATAGCGACCACGGACACCTCCAAGAGCAGGTTCTTCCGGTGGATGTAGCCGTAGCCGTCCTTCTGGTAGGCCGGATCTTCCGGGGGGAGGCTGGACCGCCGCACCGGATCGAGGCTCTGAAAGCCGACCGAGACGGCAGACAGGATCCCCGCCTCCACATCGGCCTTGATCTCCTGTGCCCGCGCACGGCTGCTCCACTGCTCAATCGCAAGGTGCAGCGCCGGTTTCCCGTCGGGTCCGTCGTCCATGAACGCGCGGCCCCTGGCGATGGTGGAGTCCACCGAATAGGTGTGGTCAGCCTGAACGACGGGATTGGCGTTGTACCGGGATAGATCCCAGTCCTGCACCACGATATCGTCGTAGCTGTCCACGGCAGCGGTAGAGGCGATAAAGACCACCTCCTCCATCGGCTGCCCGTCTTCGGCCTTGACCGTCCGCTTTACGCGGGAAAACTGGATGTTTCGGGTGATAGTTTCCATTCAATCCACCACGGGGAGGGTTGTGCAGCGGCAGTTACAGACCAACGCCGCGTCGTCGAAATCGCCCGGACCGCTAGCCTTTTTCCCAGCGTAGGGTCCGCTTTCAATCATAAAGGTGCCGCCCAGGTTGATGATCTGGCCGTCCAGCTCCCGGTGCTCATCCCGCACCTCGGAGTCACGGGCAGAGAGCCACTCCATGCGGATCGTGATGCCGGTATCTGTTGCCACCGTTTGCCATGCCGCTTGCGAACCGGCGTTGACGCTGCGGGTCGTCTCGGTGCGGGCGATACGGAGCGAGCGCATCGGCGAGAAGCCGCTTGCCGCCTGGATTCTGGCCTGCATATCGTTGGCCGAGAGCCCCTCACGGATGCCGTCAGAAATCAGGACCGAGAGCATGTCCATTGTGGCGCCATTTACGTTCTTGACCATCACAGCCATAAGCTGCGCAACGACCGGATCGACGCGATCTGCGGCAAGGGTGGCCCCCACCTGTGCGGCAGCGCGGGCATAGGCCGCACGCACCCCGCGCCGGTAGCTCTCCTTGGTCGCCTCACCCAGCATGTCCTGCGTGGACTGCGGGAAGATGTAGGCCACGATTTGCGCAACAAGCTGGTCTACCGCGTCGCGACGGACTGACCGCTCTTCCGACGAGGGCCAAACGTCATTCAGGCGGCCATTGACGGACGCCCGCTGAAGCCGCAGGGCTGCCAGGGATGCGCGGGCAAGGCTCGCCTCTTGGGGGCTGTGGACCTCATCCAGCCACCCCCGCCACGTCAGCGTGCGGTCGGCTTCGCGCAGGTCCGCTTTCAGGGTGGCGATCTTCTCCCGGATCCGCTCCATCCCGAGTTGACCGACAACACCCCACTTGAGCCAAGCGACAACGCCGCCGATGTTGGAAAGCGTAGGATGTTCCGGGCTATCGCCCATGAACATGTCTCCGTCTTCGTAGTGCCGCGCCGCCCATGTTTCGCGCTCTTTCAGCCAGGCCAGAACGCCTTCCGAGCGGTCGCCATCCTGGTACTTTGTCCAGTACTCGAAAGCCTCGTTGCCACGGATATTTCCGCCTGCTTCCCAGATTTTCGGCCAGTTGTCGCGAAGGTCCAGAACGAAGGGATAGGGCGGGCGCTCATAGTCCGACTGCTCCAGCCGGGGATCCTCGGGATCCAGCACGCGCGCCTCCAGCTTGGGCGCGTCCAGCCGGATCACCGGTCGGTTGCCCCACCACTCCCCGAAGCTGCGGGACTTGGCAGGCTCGGCAGCCGGAGCGGGGGTGGGCATCGCCTCCCCCACCGGCGCATCATCGAAGCCCTCATAGGCGGCGGCTTCGGCCGGATCGGCGCCCAACATGACCCAGCCGGTCACGCGGTTGAGGCGCTCGCTGCGGCTGGCCTGAAGGGCAGGGACGCCGCTGAAGTCGTGCTGGACGCGCAAGCCCACGCCCCACCCGGCCGCCACATCGGATAGCGCCGCGTCCAGAATGGCGGCGATACTCTGGAGGTTGCTCCAATACACCTGATCCTGCTGCTGCGACGTGGCGTAGTTGGCGGTCGGCAGCCCCACCCGCGTAGGTGGCACCCCGAAGGCGGCCAGCACCGTCTCACGGGTCAGGGTGCGCTGTTGGGTGAACTCCATATCACGCAGGGAGTAGGTGGGGAATTGCACCTCAAAGCCGACCGGAAGCGCCATCGCCGCGCGGTTCTCGCTCGCGACGCGCGCATAGGCATCCACCACCATTTTGCCCTGCTCGGGTGTCAGGCCGCGCTCTTTGGGGGCGAAGATGGCGGCGGGGCGGCCCTGCTTGGCCTGGGATGCCGAGAGTTTCGATGCGGCCTGATCTGCCGTCAGGTCGTTGGAAAGCGCCCGGATCAGGCCCTCGCCGTAGAGCGACTGTGTGCCGCTTTCCCAGTTGGGAAGCCGGATATGGATGATGAGGCTCGGAGCATAGAGCACCGGTGAGCCGCCGTGCGGCGTGTGCTCGTAGGCCGCCGGGTAGCCGTGGCTGTCCGCTACGACCCGCACGCTGTCCGGGTGGAGGAGGATCAGGCTGGTCGGCTTCTCAGGCTTGGCACCGACCCGCAAAATATAGGCGTTGCCGCTCGGTAGAAGGTAGGTAAGTAGCTGCCTTTCCCAGAGGTTGCGGACCATCCCCACCTGCGGGCGCATCAGGAGGCGGCGGAAATCCGGCGGCCACTTTGCGCGCTGTGCATCTTCTTCCTCCCCCTCCACCAGACGCAGCGGGAGCCGGGCCATGTCCTGCCCGATAGCGTCCAGGCAGGCGCGGACCCATGGGAACGCCGCAAGTGATGCCATCGAAGCGACCGGCGAGAAGCCGGGGGCCTCTGCGACGGCAGCACCGGCCACGATGATCGTAGGCTGCTCCGCCGTAGTCCGTAGTCCGACTGCCCGCAGTGCGCTTTGCCACCAGCCCATATGTGCAGGCTACCCGTGCCGTGCCATTCTGTCAAGCGCCGACGGCATCCGCTGACAGATTGTCAGTCCACAACACCCGCAGCGTGCCCACATCCGGGCAGGTGGCATAGAGCCACCGGTCCGCGCTCCACTCCACCGGCCCGCAGTCACCCGAGGGGCTGCACCACGAAACGGCAAGGGGCTCGCCTTGGAGGGGGAGCCACATCGCCGCGTAGCCGGGGCATTCGTAGCTCGTGGCGAAGGTGGGGAGGGCGGTGTCTTCGGGGCACGGCTGGACCGAGTACTCGGAGCAGGCAAAAAGCAGGAAGATAGTCATATTGCCACAAAAAATGAATCAGGGCGTGCTACCTCCATGCAGAGGTAGCGCAACGCGTCCATCGCGTGGTCGTTCTCCTTCTTCGGCTCCTCCTTCGCCACCTTATCCGCCCATTGGTAGTTGGTTATCTCCTGAATGAGCGGCCCGCAGCAGTCGTGAATGAAGAGAGCAGGGCGCCCATCCGCCTGCGGTCGTAGCCGCTCCTGCACCGTGCGGATCCCGTCGGTCACTGCCTTCTGTGCGGCCACCGTCTCTATCCCAAGCTCTGCGGCAAGTGTGCGCCTTGCTCCTGCATCTTCCGGGTCTGCGATGGTATGGACGAACCGCTCACCGGTGGCGGGCGGGAGGATGCGATCCCGGTCGCGGATGGCCTTGGCGGTGGCTGTGGCCCCGGAAAGCTCATGGATAACAGCGGCGTGGTAGGTCAGCAGTTGCCCGGCTTCGTGGTGGACTCTATAGATGTGCAGGCGGTCGTCGTTGTCCAGGGCACCCCAAAGGCAACAGAACGGGTTGCGCGTGCCGAAGTCGATAGAGCGGTACCGGCGCCACTCCTTCGGGATGGGGAAGCTCGGGATAACGTGCATATCCCGCCGGAAAGTGCTGTAGATGAGCCCTTCCAACTGCGTCCACTCGCCACGGGCACGCGCTGCCTGCTCCCCCTCCCCGAAGCCGGAGAGGAT